GCCAACATTGAGTCCCAATGCTTGGTTGAGAATCTGTTGTTGCTCCAATGGCAGATTGCGGATGGCATCCAACTGTTGTTGAGATAATTCTTGTTGCAATGCACCTTGTTGAGCGAGTTGGTTGGCTTGACCAAATCCAAGGTTTTGCAAGTTTGTAGCGGCAGAGGCCAACTGGCTTCCACCAGTAAGTCTTTGCTGATTAGCAGACAAACCTGCTTGCTGATGAGCTAAGTTAGCTTGCAAGAAGTTCTGAGCATTAGTCAAACCTGTTTGCTGAGTCAATCCTGCTTGTTGAGCCGAACGAGCATTTTGAGCCGCTTGATTAGCTAATGCCGCTTGGTTAAATGCAGAAGCACCAAACTGCCCTGCTTGATTTGTGGCCTGTTGATTAGATAAGCCTGCTTGTTGCAAGTTGCCTGCATTAAACTGAGACATTTGATTAGCAGCCGCTGCATTAGCAAGGTTAGCTGCTTGTTGGTTCATTGTGTTCATCTGACCAACACTAAAATCATATCCCTGATTAGATAGTGCGGCACGTAAATTAGCATCTTGATTAGCTTGAGCCGCAGTCAATCCAGTAGACTGATTAGCTAATCTTGCTTGTTGTTCAAGTTGAGCATTTGATAATCCATATTGAACATCTACACCTTGATTAGCCAGAGCCGCCCGTAGATTAGCATCTTGATTAGCCAAACCAAACTGACCTGCCAACTGTAAAGCTTGCTGAGTAGTTGCCGCATCTTGAGCTTGGTTAAGCTGTTGAGCTTGCATAGTACGAGCAATGTCAGCCTCAGAAGCCTGTTGAGCCGCCTGATAAGCCGCAGCATTCTGTTGGGCAACTAAACGAGCCGCATTCTCTCCAAACGCACGATTAGTCTCAGCTTCTGCAACACCCTGACGGGATCCACCAAATGCTTTAGCCGCAGTTGCTTGAGCCGCAGTCTGTTGTTGTTGGAGTTGGCGTGAACGCTCTAAATCTTGCAAACTTTGGTTAGTAACAGCTTGCGTATATGGATTCATATACTGCTGAATATTCTGATTTAGGAATGAAGCCGCCTCAATATCACGAATATTTCCACGAGCTTGAGGAGCAATCTGACCTAAAGCTTCAGATGCAACTTGTGCGCCTGTTACACCAGTAGCGGATACATCTCTTGCACTGCCACGAGCCGCTTGTGCAGCAGCGATACGCTCTGCAACAATACGTTCTGCGGCAACATCACGAACATTTGAACGAGCAAATTGTGCCGCTTGCGCTCTTTCAGCAGGACCAGCAGAAGCACCTGCAAATTGTGCCGCTGTATATCCTTGTTGGGCAGCTAAAGTCGCAGGGTCTACTGTTGCTCCACCATATGCACCATATTGCACATTCTGAGGAGTATATTGAGAACCTTGCTTAAGAAGATTTGCCGCATCAGTAGCATAAAGTGTAGGTGCGCTTAAAGGGCTTGCATACAAACGATTCAAGCCAAATGCTTGTTGTTGGTCAGCATTAAACCCCGCAAACTCTCTTGGAGCCAAACCTGCGGCAACGCCTTGTGAGCTTTGTACGTTCTGCAAAAAAGCATCACGAAATGCAGGATCTAACTGCTGTGATTGTTGACTTGAGCCACCAGACATAATTACACCTCCGTTGATAGCCAATAATGTGTTGGCTTCATGTTAAATTTGGATACAAAAGTTCTTGACCAGCCTCTACGTCCTGTTAAGGTGATCTTTTGGCATTCCATGTATTCAGCGAACTTCTGAATATGGTGGGTAAGTGTCTCTAGTTCTTCTAGATTACCACCTGCCAAAAATATATGCAAAACCTTCATCCTTGGAAAGTTTTGTACCTGAGTAATAACTGCGCTATTATCACTAGGCCATAATTGCATCGTACAACTGTCAATACAGTCGGCTACGTCCTGCATATTATATGTATTGTCGTATTTTAAAGCAGGTTGTAAGATTTCTTCTACTTTTTGAAAAGATACAGCCCATAATGGTAATTCACCATTAATCTTGTATTTTTCGTAATCAATCATCTCAAACTGCCAGGTTTCCCATCAAATCTAATAACGCCAACACGCCAATCAGTTAATCTAACGCCTTCAATCTTTGCAGCTACTTGTCTTCCGCTTAAGCGTACTGAAGTAGGATTAGCCATTGAATATGGGCCATAGTTGTATTCTGTAGAGTTTGGATAGAACTTAGTGCTAAACCGCACCTGCACATCACCAGAAGTCTTTTCATCAGGAACCAATCCTGTCAGACTCATAGTTCTGTCCCCATTCCCTAACTCTACTGGTCCTGACTCAGCAAACAATGTTTGACCATCATAAACAAAGCCAATTTCATGCTCATAGACGTATCCATCTGTAGATACCATAATTGGGTTGGTAAAGATGCCACGATCTGTCCCACACGTACGTGCTAACGTACCAATAGCCCAATGATTCTCACGATAGTTGTATGAAACGTAAGAATCTACTTCATTTGAGGCGGCACTTGGGTAAAACCACCAAATCTCACCAAATGTTGAGTTATGTACGCAATAAACTTTAGATGACTGAGTAGTGTTCATATTGCTAAACACATAGTCAGAAACATCAGAATTTAATGGTTTAACAAAGCCATCGTATATCCAAAATCCAGATCCTGACATCCAAATACAAGCATTGTCAGTAGTCGCTACTGATTGCTTAGAAATAACACCACAACCCATACCAACACGCTCAAAACTGTAAATGAACGGAGGACCAATGTATGTAGCAGTATGTACATCCACATCAGTAAATAGAATAGTCGCTCCACGGATGCGTTTAGCGCACTGTAAAGAGCCAATAGTAGTTAACTCGAAATCACCAGCTTGGTTGGTGGCGGCAGGAGTCCAAATAGTATTGTTTTCCTGGTCACACCATTGAACTTTACGAGGATTACCACCAGCACCCAATGCAAATAAAAATCGCTCTTGAGTAACAACTAATCCAGTACAACTAGTTGGTGCGTTGGTAATAGCAGCCGCATCATTTGCAGGGTTTAATTGCCATTCTAAAAGTTTTCCATCTTTAGAAGAACAAGCAACTAGATACTCACCAAAGGTATCTAAACTCCAAGTAGTAGCAGGTGTGTATGTGCCTAAATCTGGTCTAGCAACACCATAGGCAGATGTTCCATAAGTACCATAGCCATAACCAATTTTAAGCACTGCATCAGCGTCACCAACAGTAAAGGTTGCAGGGGTAATATCTGTAAGACTACCCGCTTCATTCATTGCATATAGATTTGAATGTGTACCAATTCCGATACGTCTATTATTTGAATTATCACGCCAGTTAATCAGACCACGGGCTAAACCTGTCATTTGATTGGTAGAACGCTTCCTCCATCCACCTACTGGACGGATAGTATTTTCATACCAACGTACTAAATTTGCGCTATTCCAACGGCCTTTAGACTGATATTTAGTTCCGTTTTTGTATACGCCTGGAGGAATTTGTAGTGGAATGTAAGCCATATTCGTAGTCTATCATGTTGGTAGGTTAGACACAAAACTCATTGTAACAATGGCTGATGGGACTGCTGGCCTTGTTGGAGTTGTTCCAGCAGGATATTGCTCAATTGTCACACCAACATCTGTTGGCCTCCACATGATTTCAACATAATCTGTGGCATTCAAACTAATAAAATAATTCATCGCAGCAACAATATGGAAAGGATCTCCAACACCTTTTCTTGGTGCAAATCCAAATCGACTATTTGAGTTTGCTGAATTAGTACCATTAACCTTAAACCAAACATCTACATCTTGAGAAGCATTTGTTGTATTTGTAAACTGAATAGAAAACTGAATGTTATAAATTCCTGAGTCTGTAACATTAAGTCTTGAACTGCTTGATAAAGTGACTCCATTAGAGAAATCAGTTGTATTAAAAGTTATAGGATAGGCCGTGGTTGTGTTGGCGGCAACTTGATCTGTTCCATCTTGAAAAGCCCCATAAGGGTTATTTAAATACTTACCACCCCTTGGTCCAATAACAGACTGAATTGAGTTAACTAATTTTGTGAAAAACAACCTCAATAGTCCATTGTTCTGATTTTGGACACTTTGAGAATAGGCAATTCCTGATGTACCAAGACTAGGTATAGCAGGAATGTCTAGTTGCTGATTTACATTAGCCATTACTTTTTAAGCCATGTCTGCCAAACAGCACCAGCAGCCATGATTAGCGCACCCACCCATAGAATAGGCTTGGCAGCAGAAGCAATCCATCCTAAGACTTTAAAAGCCCCATCTAAAGCGTTTATAGCCTCTACAAGCCCTTTAGTGTTCTTGTCTATGCTATCTACCTTAGTTTCAACTGCAAGCAGTCTTTCGTAGATTTGGCTATGAGTTACTTCTTCTGTCATGGTGCATCAGGCCAAGTAATTGTCCAAGGAAAACCTGCTTGACCCGTGATGTCACGGAGTTGCTGGCGGTATGTAGCCCATGCAGCTTTGTCTGCGGTGCTGTCGGCAATCTGAGTCCAGTCGCTGTCTTTTAGCTTCTGGGTACGTGAGGTGCGTACAGATGTAGCTTGCTCTGCGTCTTTCATTGCCTTGTAAGTAGTTTCCTGCTCGGCGGCTGTTTGGGCAGGCTGGCTTTCTGATGCGACGCGGTCTGTGAACACAGGGCCAAGCACATACTTTGTGTACCACTTGCCATCTACTTGCTCAACACCAGATGCTTGAGAGTATTGGTAAACAGTACCACCTGATGCTTGTGGGCCTTCAAAGACTACATCAGCACCCAAAGCCTCTAAGACTTCAGTTGTTGTTATCTCCCATGATGGGCCACCATTGGCTTTTGTGTATGCACGAAATTCTGCTTCGTACATTACTTGCCCTGTTTCTCTGATTCGTAGTTGCATTTTAATTACCTCAAGCAATTGCTAAGAAAATATATGTTCCACCAGAAGCATTTAACTCTGCTGGTGCGGCTGCTGTGACCTTGAAGCCCGTGCTGTCGGTATCAACATAGTTAGTGCCCGTCACTTCAGCGGCTGTACTGTTTAAGTAAAGGTAGGGGTCAGTGCCTGATGTAATTCCCCGTGCGCTGTCATACGTCCACCAGTTGCCTGTGCTGTCTGTGCGCTTAATGAGTACAAACCTTGCACCACTTGTAAACC